TTCTAATTTAGCAGAGTGTTTGCCTACATTTTCTTTGTAAGCGATTTTTTCTTGTGCAAGTGCTTTTCTATCTTCAACGAACTTCGTGATCTCTTCAGATAACTTCTCGTTCATCATAGAGTCGATTGCTTCGATCATGTTTGACTTGTCATGTTCGTATCTTTTAGCGAATTCTTCTCTTAACTCAGCGCCTACAACTTCTTTGTTTTCTTTAATTTTCGAATCCCAAGCCTCTTGGATGCCTTTTTGAACATCTTCTGAGATTGCTCCAGACTCTACTAATTTTGATATTGCGTCTATCATGTTATTTCAGGTCCTTTATTATGTTTGTTAGTGCCTCTTTGAGGAACTTTTGTGCTTTAGGGTCATTTCTAACTTCAGCCGCCAAACCCTTTGCCATGTTACCACCCTTGGTATTCATTAGGTGTTCGTAAATTGGCGTAGGATAAGCACCCGGTGCCGAAGGTTGGGCAACAACATCGACTGTGATGATCTCGAAGTCTGAAACTTCACCGCTTCCGTATTCGTTCATGTTTCCAGAACCTCTACTTGAAACGCCTAGTTTCACACCCGATTGCAACATAGTTTCAACAAGTTTGCCCATTGGTGTTGGTAGGATTTTCATCTTACCGTATCCATTTGGTCCGTCCATCCACATTTCTGTAATCATGTGAGACACACGGTCCAAATTAATCTTTAAATCGTCTGGGTGATCTACCTCACCTAACACAGAGTATCCTGAACTAATCTGATCATTCAGTGTTTTAGTTGCTTTCGCAATCTCTTGCACTGGATATACTCTCTGATTAGCGTTCTTGATCCCACCTTGAATGCAGATGCCCTTCATGTACAAATCCTTACCGTCTTTTCCCTCGTGTAAGATCTGCACTCTGGCTTGATCAAATGTTAGATTCTCTCTTAGGTATAGTGATGCCATACGATGATCTCCTTTAAATCAACAATTACCTAGAGGCAACTGGTGATTTAGCAGATTTGTCTGAACCGTCAGCAGTGTTAGCCTTGCCTTGCTTCTTGTATGAAGTAGACTTGTCTTTACCTGGACTATTCTCGAAATCACTCATCTTCTGTGCAGTCGGAGCCGGTCTTCCTGAATCCTCACCACCTTTAGTCATGTTTGCCGCCGAAGCCGCATTTGGTGACTTAACATTAGTGTTTACTGCTGAGTGTTTGTGATCTGCATGGTCGGCGTTGTCTGCACTTTTTTGGATTTTATACTCTTTCATCTTTTCTTTTTTATCCTTGTGCATCGCTTCTTTCTTCATGTCTTTCTTATCTGACATTTTGCCTTCCATTTCAACTTCTGGAGTTAACTCTGGAGCAACTTCTGGAGCAACAGTTTCGTCTTTTTCTTCGTCGTCACCGTCTTTTTTGCCCATCATTGCTTCGAATTCTGCTTTTAATTCATCTAAAGCGTCTTCTAAGTCAACAACTCTGTCTTCCATATCTTCATCGCCATTGTCGCCGTCCATGTCTTTGTCCATGTCCATATCTTTGTCCATGTCCATATCCATTTCTTTAGCGCCTTCTTCGTCTGCTGATATGTCTTTAACCAATTCGTCAGTTGCGTCGCCGCCTACTTCTTCGATTGATTCTTCTTCAGTTGTTTCTGATTCAGTTGCTTCGTCTTCGATTTCAACAACTTCGTCTACTTGTTCGTCTTTAGACTCATCTGAAGTTTCTTCAACTTTGTCATCTTTTGCTTCATCTGTAGTTTCTTCTACTTTATCTTCAGCAGTTTCTTCTACTTTAGCCTCATCAGATGCTTCAGTTTCTGTAACTTCATCTTCTTTTTTCATTTTCTTGTCATGCATCGCTTCAGCAGTAACTTCTTCGTCTGCTAGATTTTCGTAGATATCTCTTGATTTTTCTACAACGATTTCATGGAATAAAGCCTCTGCTTTATCGTTTTCTTCATTTATTAGTAATTCTAATAAACTCTCAAATTTATTGTTTGACATTTTACACGTGCTCCTTTGTATAGGTCGATTTGTACTTATAAGTGTTTGTATTTACTGTAAAGGCGGCAAAACGGTGGTATAATTGGTGCAAAAGGAGTATTTTTGCCTAATTTTTAATTTTGAGGTCGAATTTTGTCAAAAACTCCTCAGTGGTTGGATGATCTAGGTTTTCTTTCCAGTCTATGTCCTTGGGTTTGAACCAACCAGTTGGTATCACTCTATGAAATTTGATGTTTTTGTACTCGTCTAGGCACTTTTTAGTTTGGTTCATCCAGTTGCCGTAGAACGTGGCCTCGTCATTGCCCTTTTTGTAGTTCCTTGTGTCTTTGAAAACGTTGTTGAAACGGAATCTGTTTTTATTTGATGCTTCAGAATGTCCTTGATAATCGAAACCCAGTATGTAAATTTCATTGAATCCGTGGTCACAGGCCAGCCTTAATGCTGTTGGTCCACTCGACCATCCTAGGCTGGGTTTGGACCATGTGACATGATCCATTAATTTTGACACTTTATTGTATTGGCTGTTGAAATTCGAGTACACTTTATTATGTACGACATAATCAGATTCTGCTATCTCTAACATCATCTTAGGATCTACGGCCACCAACCAATGCGGTTGATGTGTCCTGTAGACACCGTTGCAGGCGTACACACTGCCTTTTTGTTTGAGATCATTGATATCGATCCCCCTACGTGATTCACCGTTGCCGAGTACGAATGCTATGGATGACATTATAACTCTAAGTTATCGCCTTGTGCAGGTTGTCCGTACATCTTTTGGACAAATACTGCTTCTTCCTTTTGTTGAGCATCGTGTGCCTCTGATGCCAACCTCATAGAGTTAATTTGTTTGAGTGTGAGTCTTGTTTTTCTTGTGTCTTCTGAATCTAGTATTGAAATATCATGCTCAGGCTCGTAAGTTTTGTCCTGTTCAAAGCCATCTGCGCCGTATGTGAAGAATTCATTCAGTTTCATAAACGTATTTAATCCTTATACCTGTCCGCCGCCGCCTGTGCCACCTGGTGTTTGTCCTCCCGGAGTCTGTCCTGGCTGTCCTGGCTGTGGTGATTCGGGCGTTGGTGCTTCAGGATCTGCTGTCGGTTCTTCAAATTGATCTAGATCCGAACTAATTCCTGATTGTGTTATACCGCCGCTACGTAATTCATTATTTTTAGTCTGTTTTTTCTGAGGCACATTGTTCTCTTCTGCCCATAGATCGGCATTTCTCGCCATTTCTTCTTCGGTAAGTCCAAGATATCTCTTCAGTGCAAATCTCTTACTCATGTAAGGCAGTTCTGCCACCTGTGTAAATGTCCCCACTCTCGCTTGATCCATCTCTGTCTGTCTATATTGTGCAAAGTTTTGCGGTGGATTCAATTTTATCTCAAACATACTGTTGTCAATGTTGTAACCTTTTGTTTTGATGTAAAGTTTGAACTCACTGTCAAAGGTGTCTGCCAACATCGACTGTAATCTTGCACAGTACTTGTTGAATCTCAGTTCCTGGATGTATGCTGTTCCCACTCTACCGTCGTTGTACTGCTGTCCACCATCTTCTGCACCAGTTGGCAAGTAAGAACTTGGAATCCTTAGGCCTCTGAACAGTTTGTTTGTGAAGAATCTCAAGTCATCGATCTCACCCAGGTTGGTACCACCAGGCAATGTGTCTACTTTAGATCCTCTTCCTTCTGCTGTCTGTGGGAAGAAGTAATCTTCGTTAATACTCATTGGGTTGTATGTTGCGTCTATGAAGTTCGCTCCTCCTGACGCACTTGGAATTCTTCTCTGGTTGATCTCGTTTTTAACCCTCTCAACGAACTGCATCGCCAAGTGTGTGGGCATGTTACCCACGTCAATGTAGAACACTCTTCTCTCAGGTGCCCTCTGTACCCTGTAAATTATGATTGCGTCTTCTAATAATTCTTTTTGTTTATAAACTTTGAACACTTGCTCTAATACGGACTGACCAAACGGAAATAAGTTGTCTAATCCATCTGACATCGACATATGTACCACGTGTTCAGCATTGATGTTGTAGGCATTCATTGTTTTATAGAACCTACCACCCTGTCCACCAGCGAATCCTGTCATGTTGTTTGTGGAACCTGCGTTGGCATAACTTGATCCATATGCCGCAGTTCCGCCACCTGTAGTTCCACCACCACCATAAGTTTGGTTTGGTGTTATCTGTGTGGCACTCAATCTCTGTAGGTTAGGGTTGATGTCCCTGATCACATACTGTTCTGGCTTCTTGCCTTCTGATTCGTTTACTACTATCCTGTCGACTTTGGCGTTGTCAATGTACAACCACTTCAGTGTTTCTGGATCTCGCACGAAGAAGCAGTCTCCGTACTTCAGTGCATTCCTGAATATCCTGAAGATCCTCTTGCTAAACTTGTTTGACTTGGTCCATTGTTGCAAAGCCTTCTTCAGAAGTTTTACTTCGTGTTCCGTTGTCTCATCTTTGAACACAAGATCGAAAGGAGTTTCATTCTCTGTGTTCTTCTGTGTTGAAAATTCTGCTAGGATGTCTAGTGCCGCGTTGATCTCCGAGTCTGAATCCATTTGGTCATACTGGAAGTATCTCTGTATCCTGTTGGGGTGTCCCGTGTACACGTCCGGCAAGTAAGAACTGTAGTTCCTCTTGGCGAAGTTGGGTACCTTTTCCCCTGATATGGGAGACATGTTTGCGTCTTTAAAATATTTTTTCCAAGCCATGTTTATATTATACTAGACTTCCGCCCATGTTTGCAACATTATTTTTTGTATCTTTGGTATTCTTTTCTGTCATAGCACTCACCGTTACAAGCGTATTTAAGGCTCTCTGTGCGTTTTTGTTTAATTCAACCAGCTCTCGTAGATAATTTTCCGAGGCCGTTGCGGACATATTGCTGACTGCTGGCGTGTCTGGACCTGAATTGCCAGTCATCTCCTTGATCACTTTTGCCAGTTGCCCGATGTCATTTTTTGGGACCACCGCTTCAACTCCGTGCAACACTGCAGGGGTACCTGACCCAAAGTCTTGCATACCATCCGAACCATTGAACATTGACAGTGCTTGTTTTTGTTCTTTGTTGGGCTGGGAAAATTCGACTGCTTTTTTGCCAAAAATCTGTATGCCCGGTGTGTTGGGATCATTGTCAAGCAAGTTCTCCAGTATGCCCTTGCCGTCTTCGCCCTTGGTGAAGAATTCTTTGACTGCTCCTGCTTTCTCCTTCACAAACATGAAACCATTGCCCAGGGCGTTGCCCAACTTCTCTGTCACGGATGATCCTGTGAGACCCTCCACTGATCCGGATATGGTCTCTAACATCTTGCCCAGGTTCTCTGAATTTAGAATCTTGCCGAACACGTCTGTGCTGACGGACTCCGCCTGTGCTTTCAGTGTGTCTATGGTCTCGCCAAAGCCCACTAGTAATTTTGTGTTGTCACCCTGTGCTTTCTGCTGTTCACCAACCGTGTTGGTCGTCGCACCCGCCATCTGTACAAATGAATCCAGTGCGTCTGAGAATCCCGCCGCTCCCATTTGGCCCGCCTGTGCGAAACTTTTCGCTGTGTCGGTACCTATGATGTTACTGAGGGCACTGGCCTGGTTGCTGAATTCCTCCAGACTTGTGTTCCCGTTAAGGAATGATTGCATCAGGTCTGGCAACGCACCATCTGACATCACTGACAATGCTCTGCTAGTGTCGGTAATGGGTACTCCGAACTGTGTGATCTCTTTGAATAGTTGTGCAAAACCAGGAGACTGTTTCTCGAGTTGTGCGTTTAACAATCTTGCCCGGTCAGCCTGTTCTTTGT